CCAACTTGACGGTCCGGACCCTGGGCAACATTGCGACCCTGAACGTCTCCACGAGCGGAAACGCTTTGGTCATGAATGCCGTCTCGCTCTTCGGGGGCGTCATGAACGTCACGGGAACCTCGAACCTGTCAACCACGAACGTAACCACCCTGAACGTCGCAACGGCAAACGCAACCAACTTGACGGTCCAGACCCTGGGGAACATTGCGACCCTGAACGTCTTCACGAGCGGAAACGCTTTGGTGATGAACGCCGTCTCGCTCTTCGGGGGCGCCATGAACGTCACGGGAACCTCGAACCTTTCGACGACGAACGTGACCACCCTGAACGCCACCTCTCTTTTCGGCGGCGCTCTGAACGTGACGGGAACCTCGAACCTTTCGACGACGAATGTGACCACCCTGAACTCCGCCTCGCTCTTCGGGGGCGCCCTGAACATCACAGGAACCTCGAACCTGTCAACCACGAATGCGACCATCCTCAATTCCGCCTCGCTGTTCGGGACGAACATGACCGTCACGGGGACGGCTACCATCGGGAGCCTATCCCTGTCGAGCCTTGTGATCACGTCTCTTAACGTCACGGGGACATCGAACCTTTCGACCACGAACGTAACCACCCTGAACGCCGCCACCTCTCTTTTCGGGACGGCCATGAACATCACAGGAACCTCGAACCTTTCGACGACCAACGTAACCTTCCTGAACGCAGCAACGTCTAACGCGACCAACCTGACTGTCACGGCTCGATCGAACATCGCGACCCTGAACGTCTTTACGAGCGGAAATGCTTTGGTGATGAATGCCGTCTCTCTTTTCGGGACGAACATGAACATCACGGGAACCTCGAACCTTTCGACGACGAACGTGATGGCTTTGAACGCCGACTCGCTTGTCAGTCGTACGACGATCACGGCGAGCTCCAGCCCAGCAGCCGCCGCAAACGTCCTCACCGTCATAGGATCCAGCACGACCGGAAACGTCGTTCAGTTTTCCAACACGGCCGGGGGGACGTTCATCATGACCAATGTGGGTCGTATCGGCATCGGGACGGCGAGTCCTTCGTATCTTCTTGATATCATCAATACTGTAGCAAGCTCGAACTCTCCTTTCTTGCGACTTGGAGGCGCCGGTGGAGCTGGAAACCAGGTGGGTATAATTTTGAACCCTTTGAATGGACGAACTGGTGGACCATCTAGCCAGATTATTGCAATTGATGAAAATTCATCGTCTCACTTGACGTTCTGGACTGCCGCGTCAGGGACAGGGACAACATCCACCGAAAGAATGCGGATAACAACTGCTGGCAACGTCGGCATCGGGAAGACAAATCCCGGTGTCGCTCTGGATGTGGTCGGGGCTATCACAGCATCTGGTGACATCACGTCATCGTCTGATCGCCGTGTCAAGAGCGATATCAAGAATATTGAAGGGGCTCTTGATAAGGTGACTCAAATCGGTGGGTATACATTTACCCGAACGGACGAGCCGCATAAGGGCCATAGACAAGCCGGTGTTATTGCCCAGGAAATCATCGAAGTCCTTCCTGAAGTTGTTCAAATAAGTGAAGAGACGGGATATTATTCCGTTTCATACGGAAACATCACTGCACTTTTGATAGAAGCTCTCAAGGAGGAGCGCATCGAGCGTTTGAAATTAGAGGAGCGTCTCGCGCGCCTTGAAAAACTTACTGCATAGCCACCCAATAAAATGAACATGTTTTCGTGCCGGGAGTTTCATCGTCAAGTCTCATCGCGACTCGAAATGATCCCGATGACACGTCATATACTCTCGCATATACCGACGGAAATGTAGCCGCCCCGCTATGGAAAGGAGTCACGTAAATATTAACATTTGAAGGCATACCCGAAACTGTAATTGTAGTAAGCGTCACACCTGTATCAGTCACGCCTGTAATACTACCTGAAACGCCGTAATAAAAATAATTGATTATTTCATTCGCTGTCGCGGTCGGACCTATTTGCAACGCTGGAGTGGTCACGAGCCCTGTGGTTGTGAGAGAATCTATCGTTGCCGTGTTCGATCCACTGAGACTCCCTAAAAACACCATATTAATATACACGTGTATTTAAAAATCAATCACAATGTAGTCAACGACAACTGTGTTATTACCCGAAGCCCCTCTTTTTCTGATGCGCATATCGAAGCTTGATGTCGTCTTGTTATCGACGAGAGCGCTAAAGATAAAACTATTCGCAACAGTAGGATCCAAGAACACGTTATAATTGGCGTCTGGCATAGCCGGACTCAGTGTGACGGTCACGACTGTAGTGGTGTCCTGATTAACATTGGATACACTTTGATTGCTCCACCTGAAAGATTTGAATGTGGATCCGTCCGTCCCACCCATTCTAAAAGTTCCTGGACTGGCGACAACCGAGCTTGCACTTATCGTCGTTGCGCTGGCAGTTGTCGAATCGAGAGCTCCGAAGAACGGCATCTAATATATAGCCCACCAATTTAATGCGGTGATGGATGGAGACGAATTCGTCCCTGATTTATAAAAGTACGCTGTGAAATTGGTTGTTGTTACAGCAGATACTACGACGGTCATGGGGAAGCCACTCGCCGACTCAATTTGGAGTATAACAGTTGTTGGCACCGACGGAAAAGTGACTCCCCATGACATGGTAACTTTTGTGCCTTCGGCTGAGAAGGGGTCGTCCGCCCGACCCGTTCTCATTCCGTTTATAGTTGTTGTACCGTTCACCCGAACACTATCCACCGTCGCGCCAGTATTTATGGTCACAGTCCCTGCAGACATAGTTCCTCCTGTAAAGTTGCCTATTAAAGTCATCTCCTGTTATACTGGTAGAAAATATGGCAAACACTGTTGTTGTGAACATGTCTACACTTGAAATCATTCTGACCTACCCGACTGATAGCCCAGATCCCCCGAAGATTCCGATCGTCTATGATGCTCAGCTTTTTATTATAGAAATGGATGAAGATCCGTCAACGCTCGAAGCTTTTTTGGACGAGGATGGAGGCGTCAAGTTCCGGCCCATCTCATAAAAATATCCAACTATAAATCAGATGGCGACTGAGCGACTCGTCTTTGCCGATTCGGCCAACCGGGACTCCGCTCTTTACCCTTCAGGCAATTCATACGTCCTCCACCTGACCACGCCCATAAAGAACATCGAGCGTGTGGACCTGGTCAGTGCTCGTGTTCCAAATACAATGTACAACCTCACAAACGGGTCGAACGTAATCAGCATCAACAGCTCAAACGTGTCTTTGAACGAGGGATTCTATTCAGTCTACGGATTGGCTCAGGCTCTAACCACGACGACCATCACACTCGAGTACCTTCCCGACGAGGGCCACTTTTTGTTCTCAAAAGCCACCTCATTCACCCTGTTCATCCACTCACAGGAACTCGCCACCATGCTTGGTCTCACCAAGGGCGCCCTCTACACGTCAGGACTCGCTGGGCCTACGGATCCAACCTACTCCGTAAAGTACATCGTGCGATCCACAACCCTCGTCGACCTCAGTCAGAATGAATACATCTTCCTGGACATTGACGAGCTCCGCACTCCGAGTCACGTCGACACAGGCTCTCTCCAGGGCAACACCGGGACCGTCAGTGGCTCGAATGCGAACCGAAACTTTGCGCCCGTCATTATGGACGTTGGGTCTTCATGTATCAAAAATTTCCACGAGAACAAAGACTACCGCGTCTCGGTCGACTACCCAGAGCCCATAGGCAGCCTCCAGCGCCTGACGGTCCGGTGGGTCGACAAGGCTGGCACCCCCCTCAACTTCAGGGGGTGGGACACGAACGCATTCGTTCTCAGAATTCACGTCCGTCCTGATCCTGAAAGAACCTTGCCGCCCACTCCACCCCTCCATGACGTCGAGCTCAAACGCATCATAGACGCCATGACCATAGCCCTTCCACCACCGCCCAAGGAGGACCCAAAGTTTAAAATTCCATGGTTCCTCTTGGTTCTGGCCGTGCTCATAGGCATCTTTATATGGAGGACGTTTGGGAACCGGCCCATGGTTCCTCCTCCTCAGGTTCCGGTACAGATGATGAGGTAGTCCAAAGAACAGGTGTTCCAGGACCTTTCGACCCTCAGGTTCCTGACAAGGTTGTGTAAAATAGATATTCAGTTGTAACTTCTTTTTCAGGCACGAGGTCCCACCATTTTGTAACCGTTTTCTCCAACTCTTTCAAGCGTCGGTCCCATTCAGCCCCCTTTTTCACAAGTCCCGAGCCGTGCCAACACCCCTTAATCTTTTTACCGGTTTCATCTACGTAAGAGTCAGGGTTGAACCTTATCATAACCATATGTCTTGATCCCAGACCCTGGAAGATACTCATGAGCCTCTTGTTTTCACATGACGTGTCATACCTCTCGTGTTGGAACTCATCCACTTCTACTATGATTGTATGACTTCCTAATTCAATAACAAAATCAGGTCTGAACCTGAAACAATCGACAGCCTTGTCGTGAGTGATTATGGAGTCTGGCCATTTACTCACTAAAAAGTCCTTGACGGCCCGTTCCTTTGTTTTAAACTTTCTAATCTTAGGACTATCAGGGAACACGTGTGAAAAACATTGGGCACAGTGACCCTCGTGGTCTTTTCGTGCTCGAGTTGAGCAGCATATAGAACACTTTTTTTCCCATAAATTTATCATTCCGTCTAATGCGTGACCCGTACAATATCGCGCCATCTTGGATCCAAGTGTATTACAACATGCAGTTTTTGAACACCCATCCTCTTCACAGAAGTTTCGGGCAAATACTGCCATGTCCGATTTCATATGTTCCTGGCAATAATCTGCGCGCGTGTATCCATACGTGGGGCGTGTATTACAATCTTTACACGTTCGATCTACGACGTTCCACATATTAGGATCCTTGTGTTTTGAACAGTGGGTGGGGCGGTATTTTACCACACCATACCTGGCGGTGGTTCCACACTCTGGACAACATGGAAAACGAAGATATATCATGTCTTCTTCTTTGTGCTTGGCGCATTTCACCATAGGACCATCTTTAAATCCAAATGAAGGTTGAGCATTACAATCGGTGCATTTTTTAGACCATAGCACGACCATCCCCTTTTCAATATGAGCCTTACATCTTGTAGGTCTTTCTCCTACTTTTCCATAACTACATGAAATGTTACATTTCGCAACTTCACATTTTTTCTTCGCCAAATTTATCATATCATTCTTTTTGTGAGCGAGACAGAAACCCACCGTCTCGTACCCAAAAGAAGCTATTACAGAACATCCTTCATAATTACAGATGACCATATTCTATTTACAATCTTATTTTTTAACAGCATATACTGGAATTTTAAGCCCGACCCATAGTTACCGCGTAGGTGGGCTGCTGGGGCTCGTTGATCTTCACGTTGGTGGCCAGTGCCTTGATGGCCATGAACACCACGATGGCCAGCAGGGTGGTGAACAGCGCGGACAGGATGTAGTACTGACCACCGTTCTTGCCAACCTGGACCACCTGGGAGATGATCCAGCGAACAACGTCCATCCACGCGACGGCGCTGGCGAAGGCGAATCCCGCCACGATGGAGTTCAGGGACTGGGCCTCGAGCTGGAGAGCGATAGCGGAAATCATGGCGGCCATTTTTATTATTGTATACGAAAAAAATATGACGGGTCCCAGGGGTCCCAAGGGTCCCAGGTTTCAACTGAGCATTCGCCATAGTTTTCTTCTGGACCCTGGTCAAATCCCGGAAGGTCATCTTCAGTCTCATAATCCTCCTCTTCGAGCAACACGGAATACTTGGGTTTCGTCCTGGAGAGATCGTAGCCCTCTTCAGAATCTTCCTGGACCCACCAGGTCATCTAATTTTCACGCTGTTTGTCTATGGCGTTTTTCAACGCACGTTCAGAAGGGTTCTGGGGTTCCCATGTATCCCACGAGTCGGCGCACTGGTTCATCTTCATGGCCTGATCGTCGTCCGCACCCTCGTACTTGGACCACACGAGGTCCTCGTCGTCGACCGTCTCCCACGAGTCCGAGTCGGAACCATCCTCATCAAAATCAGGGTCAGAATCGGTGCCCGATTCCTCATAAATCTCAGGAAACAAAGACCCTATCTGGCGCCCAGTGACGTACCGGGCGGAGTACATCATCCCAATTCTCATATCCTCCTGGAGAACCACGTCGCGGCCGCACGCCTTTGCGTAGTGTGCGGCCATGACGGTTGCTGATTCCATGACTGGCCTGAAGATGTCGAGAGCCGAATTGAGAATGGCCGACGTGTCCAAGTCTCCGTCGCCTGTCTTCATCATCACTGGAATTTCAGAGTAAAATTAGAAACAAAAATAGTCGCGCGATCCTCGGTTACTGAAAATTAGAAAACAAAATTGTCGCTTTCCCGTTGGCAACCTCGAGGAAATTGTAGTTTACAGCATAGACTCTGATGTTTCTAGCTGACGCACTGGAGTTCAAATTCAATTTTAAAATTTGATTCTGAATTCGAGAAAGGTTCACACCGCCTGACGGCCTCGTGGACTCTGGATCTAGGCTGAAAGAGTACATGTAGAAGTAGTACGAGGGAACGCGCGTGTGAAACTCTAAACCTTGAATGACCCTGAGAAACAGTGGGGTGCCCACGTCGGTCGATATGCGTTCCGTAGAGTTGAAGAAGAGCTCGAGGCTGCTAATTTGCTGGACGTTTGAAGTGTTGTCGGCTAAAAAGTCGTACGCAAGAGCCGTTTCGTTTTGAATAACAAAATAGAGTTCCTTGACGATGTTTGAAAATCCCATGTTGCATCGGACGGACGTGGCTCCCAGAGGCGCGAAGAACTCGGACAGTTGAACCTGCTGCAAAAGGTGAATTTGCGGGGTTTTGCGGATGTATTCAATCTCTTTCTGCCCAAGATACGTATTCTCGACGTGGATATAGATCTGGATAGGATCTGTGATGTCTACTGGAGGTATAGTGAACGTGTTTGAAGGTTTGGTGACAATCCTGAAAATTACGGGTTCATTGAATGCACACAATGGGATTCCCCTTTTAAGGATTGAAAAAGGGAGTGGAATTGTGTAATTAGACGCCGCGACCTGCGTCCCCTTGCCGAACAGTCCCTCGAGTGCCGGTTGTTTACCCTGTGGAACTTCAATGTCGTATTTCATGGCAATAAACTCTCCATAAATTCTCTCAATCAACATGGAACCTATATAAATCTCCACGTGTTCGATGAAAAGGGTCCCGACGGACTCTTCAACTTGAACATTCAATAGACTTGGCGGGAAGAAAACTTTGAGGTACATTTCCGTGATGAGATCCCCCGACCGCGGAAGGGTCAAGAAATTCTCGCCGCCGAGAACGAGCAGGTTATCATCGAACTGAACTTTGTCGACTCGGGATGCGTAGAGACTCGACCCTTCATATTTCTCTTTAAAATACGTAACCTCTGGATCCATGCTCAATGCGATATCCTCCTGACCTAAAAAGGCCAAACTGGCACGTGAGGCCATTCCTAATAAGTTCAGAGAAAAAACAAGGGCACCACAGGCGCCGTTTACGAGCCGCAGACGGGCAGCCATCACAAGTCCTTCGGACTCGGTCTCTAAGTGTTGAACCTGATTCCCCCGAGTCCGTCTGAAATCTGGAGAATATTGTAATTCACCGCCATTACCCTAAGTTCTTTAGCGGGGAGGAATTCCTGTCCTCCACAGTTGAGGGTCAGAAGAACCTGCTTAATTCGACTGAAATTGATCTGTCCATGCGGCTTTGGAGACGAGGTGTTGCCGGTAAAGGCATACATGAAAAAATCGCGTTGAGGAAAGTTGGGGTAGTGATTGAACGGTTCTATATCGCCCGTATAAAGAGTATCCGTCGTGTCCGGTGTGAAAATCTCCTGGCCGTTGAAGCTGAGACCAAAACTCAGGACGGCGTTGTTCGAGTAGTCATATGGTTTCTGACTTGTGGGTTGGACCACGAAGAAAAGCTCGCGCACGGGATTCTTAAAGTCCAGATTGAACACGGCATTTTGAAAGCCTTGTAGGAGGCCTATTGTCTGATATTGACACTGTGTAATCATATATTCTAGTCGGGCATTCTGGAACCAACGAATTTCTGGGTCTGATAGGTACACGTAATCTGTGATGATGGTGGCTCCCAGTGTGGGATTGGTGATCTGAATTGAAGTAAGTTCTTCGAATTTCCTGAACGTGACGTGAACCTCCACGTCTTGTCTGCCGAGCGCCACGAGAGGCAAGTACAGCGACGGATTTCCGTTGAAATAAAAGGGCAAATTCACGTAGTAATCGCGACCAGGAGGGGCGACGGGCGTCGCATCATTCTTCCCCGTGAGGATCTGTAACCCTGGTTGATTTTCAAAAGGAACATGGAGGTCGTTCCACAACTCGATAAATTCGCCGGTAAGAGACTGAATCGTCTGACCACCAATCTTTAGTTCAGCAGTTTTGATTGCCCATGTAGCCACTGAATCGTAATACGTATACGCCAGCGACGTCGCTTGTGAGTCGGCTGGACTTGTTATGGGGTACACAGAGATGAATGTATTTGAAAATATATTAGGAGTGGTGGTGGAGCCACCGACCGTTATTGATATTTGGTATGTGTTTGCGGTGTTTGAGACGATGAGGGGAATTTGAAATGTGTATGGAGGCAATAGACCGAGACCAACCTGATAGGTCTTGGTCCCGAAAGTTACGCTGCTCACAGGATCCGCTGTACAAACCGCGCCAGTAAGCATGTAGGTTCCGGCATTGCTGAATTGGAGACCGGTCTGTGTATACGATATAAGGTTAGAGGCGCCACTGGACGTGAAATTGTCAATGAAATTGAAAGGACTCGTGATCGTAGCGACGCTTGATTTAAAGGTTAGACCGTTTTCCGGTAGAATGACTCCATCTGGAGTGGTTCCGGTGTAAACTCCTATTTTATTCACGACAAAGCAACTATTTGAAAGGATGGTGGTGATGGATGTTGTCGTGATATTCATAGTGTAGTTCCGATTAGAGTCCGCCACGGTGACCGGCATCGTGAATGCAAATGTAGGGTCGCGTCCTTGCGGCGAGAGGTCGTACATGTACTGGAGGTTGGAGCCTTCCCATAGAGCTACATTCGAGACGTACCCACTATTCAAATATATCACACCGGTTATTAGGTAGTCGCCGGTAGTTGTAAATTTTACAATTGACCCTGGATTCAGAGTCACGGACCGGTTGCTTGGCGCATAGACGTTGTTGAAGAGCTGTATCTGACACGGATTGGCGTCCATGACTATATCCGAGTTCAGCAGGTAATTATCATTCACTGGATTTATGGAAATGTATGAATTCGATTGAACTTGCGTACCCGTGCTCGTCATGTAAAAATAATAGGTGTTTGATAAGTTTGTTATGTTCATTGGAATAACAGAGGGCATGGAGGGGTCTGGGGATACGCGAAAAGTGTATATATATTCGAAATTGGGGTTAACTGGTCCTCCTCCCTCGATGGCTTCAGTCGTGCTCGAGCCGTATGAGAATGTGTGTATGGACCCGGCGCCAATGTCGACGCCAACCTTGAGAGAATATCTCCCCTTCTCTTTGAATTTTAAACGTCCTCCAGATGTTATAACGTATTTAGCAGATGGATCTTGAACCGTCCAGTAAGGTCCAGCCTGAGATGTTAAATTTAGATTGAGAAATTGATCACCAGATATATTTAATGGCTGCGTCAGGGAGGTGAAGAATCCTGTCCTGGCGTCTGCTGGGAAGGTGCCAGTCGTCTTGATCCACCCCGATTGTTCAAGTGTAAAATCGGAAGTTCGCGTCACTGTAGAAGTGAAATTTGCTGAAGAATTTGAGATTGAATTTGATACTAAATTAGAAGTGCTATTGACGGTATACACGAGATTGCCGCTTACCGGGTTTATGTTCGAATAAGCTTTCGGGTCCAATCCAAAAAACACGCCTGATGCGAGAAAATTTGAAGAGTTTTCAACCTCTATTGCGGTACAGTTGCTGAATATAAACTTGTTTAGACCGTAATCGTAATTTACATATGGAGTGAATAATGGCGTGAGCCAGATGGGTATATTGACTGTCGAATAATACGACACGAAAGTTACAGCAGTGATGGTTGCGTCACCAGATCCGTCTGCTGAAGATATGATGCGTATGTTCGGGTCGTTCGTTTCTTCATCTGGAGCCGTCGGCCAAGTCCAGTCGGAACCCGGGTTATACAGAGCTGGTAGCCTCAATTTGAGCGTCAGCCCCCGTATGAGATCTCCTTTTAAGGGGATTCTACATATATTGTTCTGACCGTACCCAACTTGCTGATCCAGGAAGGGGATGTCGTAGGCTTCAAGAACGAACGGCGTGTGTCGCCGATACACACCGGAGAAGTACGTTACTTGAGGGGATCCGGTGAGATACGCATCTTGTTGTCCAATCGCTGCCAGCTGGATGTAACCAGCGGACATCTCTAATAAATCCGAAGGATTTATTTACGCCCGAAGGGCGCCCCGTATATCTCGGTCTTGCTGCTGCGCTCACAGCCTCCCCTAATTTTGCGTGAAAATGGTAGATGACGCTTCAGCTCAAAAAGTTCGATCCGTCTAAAATGGCTGATGACAAAGTTTGCGTCTTTATAGGAAAGCGTGGTACAGGCAAGAGTACGCTGGTGACGGACATTCTCTGGCACAAAAAGAATATACCAGCAGGAATCGCCATGTCTGGAACCGAGGAGGGTAACGGCTACTACAAGCAGTTCATTCCAGACCTGTTCGTCTATGGCGATTACAACAAAGAGGCTCTCGAGAAGATTATCGAGCGTCAAAAGAAGCTCTTGGCCGCCGGGAAGTGCAATCCCGTATTTATCCTCATGGACGACTGCATGTATGATAGGTCGTTCATGAGGGATGTATGTATTCGGCAGCTCTTTATGAATGGGCGCCACTGGAAGATATTCTTTATGATGACGACCCAGTACTGTATGGACATGACGCCCATGATTCGCACGAACGTTGATTACGTGTTCGCCTTGCGCGACAATGTCCGACAGAACCGCGAAAACCTGTACAAGGCGTTCTTTGGCGTCTTCCCGACATACGATCAGTTTTCACAGGTGATGGATGCGTGTACCGAAAACTATGAGTGCCTCGTTCTCGACAACACCTCCAAGAGCAACCGCATAACTGATTGTGTCTTTTGGTACAAGGCCCCTATCCGTCGTGGATTTCACGTGGGCTCCGCCGCTTTCTGGCAATATCACCAGCGCCACTATAACCCGAGGGCGGTCGTCCAGCCCCTCGCCCCGGTGACCCAGCGCAGAGGAGGGACGGTGATTGTCAAGAAATCAGGGGCGCGTAGTTAGTTCATCTTTCTTTTCATGACCAGAATTAGATGTTGACATACGACCCGAGTGTTTCAGAAATGTCATCGCCTATTCCAGTCGCATCGGCTTCGGTGGAGATGGAGGCTCGGAAAGATGATAGTAAGCAGATGGTCCCCACCGGCCTGCTGCGAGAGCCGGCTGAAAAAAATCTAGACGAATCTCAAATGGCGGAGTTTTCGTCGTCGATTGAAGATGTGATGCCCGGTCCCGGCCAGATGATGCAGGATGAGGTTCAGGGATCCCCCTACGAGCAGGCGCCACCCCAGAAGGCCAAGGCGGCGAGCGGCTCCAAGGGGGCCTCCTCCTCAAAGAACCCCCTCGGCCTCACAGACGAGCAGTACTATGCGGCGCTCGCCGGTGTGGCGGCGGTCATCGCCTTCTCCAAGCCTGTTCAGGGCAAACTGAGCACCATGGTGCCCAAGTTTCTGGGTGATTCAGGCGATCTGTCCGTGACGGGCATGGCGGTTTCGGCCCTGATTGCCGCCATCATCTTCTACTTTGCTCGTCAGTTTCTTTCGGAGAAGGCCTAGGTCACTCCCGGATCGAGTCTCCGCAATAAGTGCGCATCCCACCCTTGGTATAAAGTCCGTTATCAATGCAAATCTTCTTGAGTTTTTCAAAATTCTCCCAAAATGCAAGCGAGTGATCGTACTCTGGCACAGTCATATGTGCGAGTTCGTGAATGAGCACATAAAAAGCCGAGTTTACATCGTCTCCATCCAGGCAGATGTAAATTTCGTACCCTTTATTCACGTTGGAACCTATGACTCCATCCTTCTTCCCATTGAGTCCAGTAATGATTGCTGGTTTGAGAACCGGTTTCCATAGTGGATCTCCAGAATCGCGAAGAATATCGACCGTCTTGAAGTACCGCTCCTTCAGCTCGGTCAGCATTTTTGGTTCTGAATTAGTGAGAACCACCAGCAGCAGTAGCAAGGCGGCCACAAGTAGCCATACCCACCACATCTCTAGCATTTACAAAGACAAATTTTGTGTATAAATCCGAGATTAATCCAGTCGGCCTGGACACCATGGGTTCCCAGGCGAGACGGTCGAACCCCATATCTTTCAATTTCTGGATCAAAATCGAGCCATCCAGAAGGGGCTCCTCCTTGGGACCGTCAGCGTAGAAGGGGCCACCTGCCAACCGTACATGGAGTTTTTCATTTTCAATCTTGAATTCGTTTCTTAAATTGTCTATGAAGTGGCCATTTTCATCCGCCATGGATTCTGCCCGTGCTTTTTCGGGTGTGATTCCCATGAGGAGACCTCCCAGCTTCAGGGAAACCTTGATCGCCTTGAGCGATTCTGTAAGTGTATTTTCATTTTCAAAAATGTAGTGGAGTGAAAAATTGTAGCAGACCACGTCATACGGCCCAGCAAAAGCCGCCTGTCGGATATCACCTTTCCCAAGGAACCAGACCCCAAACTGCATTTCGTGTGCACGCTCCTCGGCTTCCAGCAGGGAATCCTCGTCAGGATCAATTGCGGTTACATGGGCCTTCACCGCCTTCCACTTCCACCAGTCGCCACCACGACCGCATCCACAGTCGAGAACGTGTGAACCAGGACGAACCCATTCCGCGATCAATTTACGTTTGTAATTGTTGTGAGATTTACGGAGATCTTCCATTGTACTTGCGTAAACAACGGTCCCATTCCTTATTTAACGCGTCTTGTACGGCCAGGGTTTCATATAGGGAATGATTTTGGAACTCTTGTATATTCATGGTATCGGGTATAGAATCAAAAAATGCGTGTATCTCTTCTATTGAAGCATCACGAAACGTATATCCACTTATGGGTTTCCATGTTATTTTTCCAGTCAACATACCACTTATATCACTTGGGCGAACTGCTGTATTTTCACTCGCGACGCTTACGTTGAGAAATACCGTTGCCGCACCGTCTTTTATGGCGCTCACGAGTTTCACCGCCCTCTTGATGATATTTGCCCGAACCGTCATTGGGTGAAGGTTCTGGAGTGTGTTATTCGTCGCGTCTCCGTCGATATGGTCTCCATTCTCACCAGCACCCAACTCCCTACCTAGTACACACTCGATCATCAAACCGTATAGCGCACGAGTCGCCCCTTCCGATCCCCGTCACCACCAGCACATACGGCAACAAGCTCCCGAGCAACTTCAAGTTTGGAATTTTTTAAATTGTAATAATAGATGATGCCCCCCGGTCCACCATCCAAAATGCCGTTCATAATCGGCGGGTTGGTTTTAGTAGTGGTAGTGGTAGTGGTATTGGTCGTTGTAATTTATTATCTAACAAAGGGATCCGAGACTCCAGCGCCGACGCCTATGCCCCCTGCGCCGGCTCCTCAGGGTTC